CATAATAGCATCTAAAGATTGAGAACTAGGTTGAATAATATATGGCTTTAAGTTTGCATCTAAATCTTCTGGCATTTCAATAATACTTCCCGCACCTGCACTAGCTTCTACATTTGGTGTTTTAACTAAACTAGGGTGGTTAGATAATCTGATTAATTGTTCAATTTCAGAATAATCATTATAAATAGCTTTTTGTAATTCAGCGACATCATTAAGATCAGATATGCCAATACCTCTGCGTTGAGATTTTTGATTATATAAAACAACTGCAGGTATCTCACCTAAAGTGTTTGGAACTTCATCAATTAATCTAACTTTACCTTCTGCATAGGGCTTGCTAAAATCATCTACTGCATAAGTACATATATCTTCTAATGACCAAACTTTAATTATCGCAGTATCGTTAATAATATCTTCTACCAATGTTAATGATGTTAAATAAAATCTTCCGTTAGATAATCTTTCATAATTCCAATTCAATACATTCTCAGGTGTATATAAACTGATATATGGTCTAATATCTTGTTGTAATTCTTCTGCTCTAGTTTTGGTTATAATTCTTGGCTTGTCTATAATAGCCCAACAAGTACCATAAATAGATGCGTTAATTTGCATTTCTTTAATCACATTGTTAAATGATCTACCGTCTAAATCAGCATCTTTAATAAAGCTATCTATGGCAGGGTCACCATCTAAACTTCCATAATCTCTAGTAGGGGGAACTCTAAATAGGAATGATGAATAAATTTGAACTACATTTTTACAATGATTATCTATGGGAGTATTGTTTGCTCGTTTTAAATATTCTTCATCAGATTCTAATACATAACGATTTAATAAAAAGCCATTTTGGTAATCCTGTCCACCGGTATATGATCTATAATGAAAAGCCCAATCATTAACTTTTTCTTCATAATGTTTATGCCTTGATGTTAAAAATTCTCTTGTATAATTTGCCATTATGACCACCTCATTGGTCTATTGGGTTTAAATTCTTTTCTTAATGGGTATAAATATTCTATCATATAACCTAAAGCATCATTGAAATGGTCATAACCACTATCTTTATCAGGGATTGATGTACCATCTTTGTAAATTTGCCTTTCCAAACTTTTTATAACATTTTTACACTTTGACGCAATAAATAAACTATTTTTACCTTTTGCGTTTTTTAACTTAGCATTGACTGAATTAATTCTATCTCTAATTAAAGGGTGATTATTTCTGACCTTCAAATCAAATCCTGCGTTCTTTAATATGGCTAAATCAGTTATACCACCTGCTGATGTTTTGCGTTGTTTAGAGGCAGGGTCAGGGTATATAGTTATATTATAGCCTTGATATTTATTCATTAATTCTTCTGCCATTTCTTGTGTATTACTAGAATAGATTTGTATTTCATCATAAATATAAATAACATCATTAATGATTTCAGATACTACACATACCATGGGGTCAATGTTGAAGTCCATGCCTACATGTATAATTCTTGATTTCGGTTGATATTCTTCAATGATATTCTTAGTCCTATCGAAGTTATAATAGATAGCACCTGCATAATTAACAAATGATGCTTCGTATTCTTGTTGAAATGTTCTCTCGTCTAAATCGTACCTAGCTTGTTCTATTTCGTTTGCTGATACTTGACCACCTTCTAAGGTAGTATATTTAAAACTAGCCCATTCTTTATCTGTTTCAGCTTTTAAAAATAAATTGTAAGACCAATTCCCGTAGCCACGAGGTGTTCCTGTAAATAAACAATGGCCACCTCTATCTGAAAGAGTTGGTCTAAGGACTTCTGTCCAAGCAGTATCTTTGATATCGGCAAATTCATCTAATACTAAAAAATCTAACCCTACACCTCTAAGGCTTTGTTCATTATCAGCACCACGCAAACTAATAATTGAACTGTTTTTTAAATGAACAGATAAATCAGCATGGTTAATTTTATCTGCCCATTTGTGCTTGTATAATCTATCTATTAAATCATTCCAAACAATATTCTTTGCCATACGATAAGAAGGTGCGACATACCATACTTTCTTTTTAGGATAACGAGCAAATCTTGCTAGTTCATTAATAGCTAAATAAGTTTTGCCAAATCTACGGCCACTGATTAATACTCTAAACCTAGCTTTGCTTTCTATAACTGTTTGCTGAGGTTTAGTTAATCCCATTTAGTCATAAGACCATGGTAAAGGCTCATTATTCTCACTAGTTTCTATCTTATCTCTTTGACCTAGCATTTGTTTACCTAACCATATTAACATTGTGGTATTGCCTGATTGTGCTTTTTCCCACTGCATTCTTCTTAGGCTAGTTTTTCCTTTATCTCTTCCCTTTTTTAAGTACTCGGAAAAATTATCTGCTAGTGTATCAGGGTGACACCCTACGATTGTTGCTATTTCTTGATTAGTACAAAATATTGATGCTAATTTTTCTATCATATCAGTATCAAGTTCTTTTTTTGGTCTTCCGACATTTTTTTTTTCTTCCATGTTTCACCTCTTATACCCAGAGTGTGGGTTTTTTGTAATTATTAAGTTATTTTCTTTCTTTGGTCAATTAATCTAACTTCAGGGAACTTGCTACTTCCTTTTGTTTTTCTTTTGCAAAACATAGGAAATTCTTTTAATAGCCATTGAACTGCTATTTCTTCATATTCAATAGTTCTATAATTTTGAATACCACCGTCTTCTGAATAGTATTTAGTCTTAGGTGCTACATAATTAAATCTAGTCACCCCTTTGTCCGCTATATAATAACGAATTGATCTTTCAAAATCTTCTTTGCCATACTCAGGGTTTTCAGAAACAAATGCTTTTCTTTCATAAGTGTTTCGCCAACCATAAAAACAGGCAACAATATATTTTAAATCAAAAGATACATTATTCTTCATAAAGTAAGGGTTATGAACAGGATTAATACCCCACATATCAAATTTATTAGATAATGATAATTCAAATGCTTGTTCTACAAATCCTACTAGGTCAGTTAATAATACTGTTTGCTTATCATCAACTTTCATTTCAACAGATTGTATATCGTCATCTATACCTAGAATTAGATCATTTTCTTTATAATGGCGGACAATAAAATTTCTTTGCGTGTTTACATGGTTAGTATTGCTGACAATTAAATTAACAGGATAATCTTTTAATGATTGAACATAATCATCATATTCACTTTGCCTACTAAGGAAGATATCTATTTTTGAAAAATCAATATTAGTTTGTGATAAATAATTTAAGGTCTTTTTGACTATGGTTTGAGATCGAGAAACACTCGGAATAGCTATGCGGAATTTCATAAAGATTGTTTCAGTTTTAATCTTTCTAGTTCTTCAGTAGCACTACCACAATCAATCATTTTTTTTCTGAAATAACATACAACAGATATGCGTTCATAAGGTCTATCTGATGTCATGGCCGTATTCCCATGGAGCTCATGCACATCAAATAAAGCTAAATCACAGTTTCTAACATTAACTGCTATGCCATACTTAGGGATTACAGTATATCCCCCTTGATATTTACCTGTTTCTAATACTGCTAAATTTCCAAAACCTTCAGGTAAATCGCCGTTGTCATAATGACAAGCAGTTCTAAAGTTTTTATTAACAGTCACTGTGGTGAATACAGTATCTTGGATTTTAAAATCTTGATGAGTTTTATCCCATTCATTCTTTTGATTTTGCCACCTATCAGGCAAATATTCTTTAAACAATTTTGATATGTATTGGATATATGGAACTGCTTTTTTATATGTTTCGAAATGTCTATAAGTAAATTCAGTAGTACGGCAATAAGGTATTCTTGCATACCGGTCAGCATATCCAATAATACTAGAATTAACTGCTCTTGCTTTAGGTGAATTAGATAGTGTACCATCTTTCTTTAATGGAATAAATCTATTACCAAGTATTTTTCCAATAGTCATTCCGTCTAACTTGTCACCCACTTTTAATTCAGGTGGTAATGGCCCAGCAGCTTGGCCTCTGTTATTTGATTTGGCTACTGCTTTTCTTAATGCGTAATAGGCATCTTCTGCTAAATTATGAGGAATAATATTTTTAATAAAAACTGCGATTGGTTTTCCTTCTTCATTAACTACTTTTGTTGTATCTTCTAACAAAATGTCAATATAAGATTCATTTAGGAATTGACCTTCTAAATCTTTTATTTCTTGATCTGATAATTTAGCTTTGACAGTTAAAGTCTTCATTTTCTATTGCTTTATAAACAGTATCGGTCAAATTTGAAGTTCCATAAATTTTTTGTAATTTTTCAATCATTTTTTTGAAAAGGGGTTCAGTTTCACTATTAAGGAATAATTGCACCATTCTAACTTGTGACATTGGTGCTTGTATTTCATCAACAGATATATCTTGAACAATATCATTGTTAGATTCAAACTTAGGCTCAAATGCAACAATCTTTTCAATTTCAGTTTCTTCAAAACCCAAATGAGATAAATCGTAATGTATGTCCATAAGATCGCCCATTTCAAAATTCAATAATTTATAATCCCAAGAACTATCTTGATTAAGTCGATTATCTGTAATTCTGTATGCTTTTGCTTTTTCAGGCGATATATCGGCTATAAGAACAGGTACTTCTTTAAACCCTAATTTCTTACTTGCTTCTAATCTAGTATGGCCAACTATGACTATCATATCTTTATCAACAACTATCGGTTGTTGAAATCCAAACTCTTTTAAAGAGTCAGCTACCTTATCTACATTTAAATTTTTTCTTGGGTTTCTATCATAAGGTTTTAATTCAGAAGGTGATAAATATTTAATATCCATTAGTGAAATGTTACCTGTGGTTTTAACTCAAATCCCATCATTTGCATAATTAATTCTAAACTTTTTTCTGCATCTTCTTTAGTATCAAATATACCATAATTTACAAAAGCTGAGAATGTGCCATCTTTGTTATCTATAATAATATAGTTTTGTGGCATTTGCATATCTGATTTGGTCATTTAACAATTCAAATTTAAAATTTTAATTCTATTTTGCAACCATGAATGTATATGGCATTAGTAATAAATCTATTAAATTTTTTCTTAATTTGTTCAAGCGCATTAATCGTAATGAAGCTATTGACAAATTCGTAGAAGTAGAATTTAAACCGCAAGATCAAATTTGGGCTAAAGAATTAATGCTTAAACAATTTAGGGATTCTTAGCAATAAACTCATCTAACTTTTGAATGTATTGAACTGACCAAGATAAAGGTTTAATTCCTTTTTTCCTCATTTCAACATCGCCTTTGAATTTCCATTCTTGCATTTCACTATCTGATTTTTCTTTAATAGAGATATCTTGATTTAAAAACCCTTCAGCATTCAACCAAGTACTTGGGTGTTGAGCATATTGTTTATCTTTAAGGGAATTATAATAATCATTATATTTTTTTGCTAACATCTTAGGCTCTTCCCACCAATCTTTATGTAATTTTCTATAATTGCGTCTTGCTTGACCCTTACTGATTTTATAACAAACCTCTTCCCAAAACTTATCAAAATTTTTATCTATAATATCTTTATTAGATTTAGATATAGAATTAGATATAGATATAGAGGCATTGCGGTCGCTTTGCGGTTGCTCTGCGACTTCATATCTTTTCATAGCATTCTGACGATTTGTTTCAGTTATTGAAACTGCTCTTTGATATTCTTCTACTAATCTTTTTTGGTAATAACCTTTATCGTCACCATTCCAATATAAACTTAAAACTTTTCGTATTGC